GCGACCGCGAAACTGGCATAGTAGAAATATTCGGTGGTCTTGACCTTGCCACCACCCCCGCCGCCCTTGCCACCGCCCTGCGTGGTGGTCTTGGTTTCCTCGCGAAAATCCGTCGCCCAGACGATATTGCCGCCGATCCGCATGCGGCCGTAAAGGCGCGGGATCACCGCCCCTTCGGTGGCAGAGGTGATGCGCAGATTGTCCATCCGCGCGCCTTCGATCCGCTGAGATGGTGCCAGCGACGAGATGATCCAACTGTCGACGACCGAGCCGATGGTGGAGCCGATGAAGCCGCCGATCGTGGCGGCGCTGACACCGAGGATCGCGCCGCCAATGCTGCCGCCAATGGCGGCACCTGCGGCACCGAGAACAAGTGTGGCCATGTCGGGGTCTCAGCGTTGTGGAAACAGGAAGGCGAAGGCGATGCGCCGCCGCCAAGGCGGGGTGATCTGTTCCTCGATCACGCCGAGGCGCTCATAGGCGTGGAGGAAGCTGTTGGGCCCGGTCAGGATCCCAACATGCTTGGCAATGGCGCGGGGCGTCATGCGGAACAGGACCAGCGCGCCGGGACCAGCCTCAGAAAGTGTGATTTCCGGCATCATGCGCCGCGCGCCGATCGCCAGCACCTCGCGCGGACCGGTCTCGCCCCAATCCCGACTGTAGGACGGGATCGGGAACGGCTCGGGGCCGACGACGTCGCGCCAGACGCCCCGCGCGAGCCCGAGGCAATCGCAGCCGACACCGCGCAGGCTGGCCTGGTCGTGGTACGGCGTGCCGAGCCATGACCGCGCGATGGCGATGACGCGGGCGGGGTCAGCCAATGCGAGGGGCTGCGTCACAGCACGCCTCCCTCGTGCCCGCCATCCTTGGTGGCGTATCGCAGAACCGCATCCTGGCCGGGGATGTGCGGGAAGCCGCGAAAGTTGGCGGTATTGGCGAACTTCGCGCCGCAGGTCTCCAGGCGCTTGTCGCAGCCTGCGCGGATCGCGAAAGCATCACCGCCCGCGATAGAGCGGACGGGCGCTTCGAGCAGTGTCAGCACCGCGATGCCGTCGGTCACGTCATGCGCGACGATCTCGGTGAGCCTCCCCATGTCGGCCCCGGCGGTCCATTCGACCGTGCCGAAGGTGAACCAGCCGGACGAGAAGCCGCTGAGCCCCGAGGCGGTGAACGCGCGGTCGCGCAGGAGATCGATGACGGCGCCAATACCCTTGAAAGCAGGATCCTCCAGATCGATCCGGCAACGGGTATCCCCAAGGGCTGCGTCGCAGGTCGCCTGAAAAGTTCGCCCGACCGTTTGGCCCAGCACATGCGCGAGGCTGCGGACCTCGGCAACAAAGGCCAGCCGTCCGCGCCGGATTTGGCCGATGGCACCCCGGCGCATCAGCACGCGCTGGCCGGTGTCCGCCCAGTTCACGCGCCAGACCTCGACCTCCGCGTTGTCCCAGCGGCCATCGAGAATGTCGGTCTCGGTGATCCGGTCGGAGGTCAGCACGCCCTCCGCGTCCTGCGCATCGACCGACAGGTCAGACCCCGATCGCACCTCGGAGGCCGTCAGCCCACTTTCCGGCTCGAAATCGGTGCCGTCGTAGCTGAGCGTCCGGTCGTGGTCGGTGAAGCCGAAGGTCACGCCATCCGCGCAGGCAATCCGCCAGCACCAGGAGAGCGTCGTCGTGCCCTCGTCGAGATGCGTTTGCAGATCGGGGGTGATGTTTTTCATCGGCGGAGTTCCAGAAGTGGAATGGAGGTGATCGAGCCCAGCCGCTCGAGATCAAGCGTCACGTCGAGCGCATCGGTGTCGAAGCGGACGGGTACGTCGAACTCGAAACCTGCGGTGATGGAGACGCCCGCCCCGGGTGCGGTGTTGAAGGTGACGAGGCCCGTCGTGGTGTCGACCGACCAGCCTGAAAGCTGCTCGACCCCACCGAGCGCGATGCGCACGACTCCGTCCACTGGCTTGGCGATAAACCGTGTCCAGGACTGCGCCCCGGAGGTGTAGCGCTTCACCAGCTGGACGGCGGTCGTCGTGCCATCGCCGGTGCCGATCGACTGATCCGTCGGCGATGGCGTGCCCGAAGGCAGGCAGGACTTGTAGTCGCCCCAGTCCTTGAAGCGGAAACCATATAGGCGACCGTTCCGCGCCTCAAAGAACGCCACGACCGCCGCAAGATCATCAGCGCGGCGGATACCGTAGGCCACATCATACCGCCGCCGCGAGCTGGCCCAGCTGGCGTTGCGCTCTTCGTCGCCCGAGGCGAGTTCAACGATCTGCGTGCGCCGTTCCGGCCCGCCCCGCGCGCCCCGGCTGATATTGTCGGGAAACCGGACCTCATGAAACGCCATTACATGCCCCTCCGACCCATCGACACGGCGCGGGCGATGTCGGCCGCGACTTGCGTGCGCGATTGTCGGAAGCTTTCGGCGTCGCGGGCCATGATGGTGACATTGACCCCACCGCCGCCGTAGCTCTGTGCTTCACGCCGCGACAGCACCCGCTCGCCACGCTGCAAGATTGCAGGCACCTCGTCGTGGCGGAGCCCCGCAACGCCGCCGGAGTGCATCCGGGGCGCAGCCGCGAACGCCATCGCCGGGACCATCCGGGTTGGTGCGGAGGCACCTACCATGCCGCCTGCATGCAAGATGTTCGCGAAGATCCCGCCCGCACCCCCAAGCGCGCCAGAGAGCGCATTGGCGATCGGTCCGAGGATGAAGCGCCGGGCCGCCAGCTTGGCCAGATCGGCCAACAGCGAGGTGACGAGACCCCGGAAGTCGAGCTTGCCGGTTTTCACGAACTCACCGACCGCATTCTCGGCCGACTGGAACGCGCTGACGAGGCTCTGACCGATATCCCCGCCAATCTCGCGCGCCTTGCTGGCGTAGTCCGACAGCGCCGTCGTGACCGCCTGCCACCCAGTCACGGCTGCTTCGGTATCGGGTTCGGCGGCAGCGGCAGCAGCCCCGGCCGCAGCACCTGCACCCGTGGCCGCCCGTCCGGCATCGCCAAGGGTGGTCTCCAGACGCTCAGCCGCGTCCGTTGCTTCGGTCAGCGCGTCTGCGCCACCCTCATTACTGCCCTGCACCGCGTCACGCAGGGCCTGCCAGCTGGCGAGGGGCGCTCGCGCGCCCTCGGCCAGATCGCGAGCCGCGCCGCGATAGGTGTTGGCAGTTGCAAGGGCGGTATTGGCCGCCGCCGTGAGCCCCAGATCGGGCGCAGTCAGCGGGTTGTTCTCGAAAGCGCGGTCGAAGGCGGATTGCGCGGCGGTGGTCGCGGCCGTCGCGGCACCCTCGAAACGGTTCTCGATCTGACCCAGCTCAAGATCGGGGATGATCGAGATGCGCCGCTCGGATCCGAGCGCTTCCAGTCCCTGGTTGATCCCGCCGATGAACGTGTTGATCCGCGAGACGACGCCGTTCAGCATCGCCTCGACACCGTCGATCAGGCTGTTGGCGGCCTGGAACGCGAGATCGCCGATGGCGGCGGGCAGCATTCCCCAGATCGCCTTGATCGCCTCATAGGCCCCCTCGAAGGTGTTCGCCGCCGTATTGCCAAAGGCCACGACGCTCTCGATGGCGCTCTGCATGCCGGAGGCGGCATCGGCCTTCAGATCGAAGAACATCGCCGTGGCGGCAGCGCCCGCCGCCGCAGCCCCCATCTTGATGCGGTCCCAGACCTCGACCGCGAGGTCTTTCAGGAGGGACATCGCTTCGCCAAATCCGCCCGCGCCCGACACAAGGCGGGTGAACTGGTAGATCAACTCACCTGCACCGACGATCAATGCCCCGATGCCGGTGCGGATCAGCGCGCCGCGCAACAGGACCAGCGCAGTGGCGAGACCGCGCACCGACAAGGCCGCCACGGCCATCCCAGCGACCAAACGCCCTGCAAGAAAGGCCACAAAGGTGGCGGCATAAGTGGTCAATCGGCCGATGTTGTCGAATAGGCCCCGGATCGCGATGCCGAGTGGCCCGGTGCGGCTGGCCACGGCCGCCATCGCGTTCGCGACCGCTTCCAGCGCGGGTGCTGCGGCGACAGCCAGTTGGTTCGACAGGCCACGCCAGATCAGCCCGAGCCGGGAGATCGCATCATTGGTGCGTTCGATCTGGTCGGCGTCCTGCTCGGAGACAACGACACCGAACGCGAGCACGTCGTCGGTCGCCTGGCGCAGTGTCGCGGTGTCGATGCGCGACATCGCGATGGAGCCTTCTTCGCCGAAGAGCTGACCGGCGACAGCCGCACGCTCGGCGACCGGAACGAACGCCTCGATGGCGGCGTTGATCGCCCCCACCCGCTGATCCAGCGGCAGGGCAATCAGGTCAGTGGCAGATAGCCCCAGCCGCTCCAGCGCATCGGCAGCAGGTCCGGTCCCGGCGGCCACCTGGCTGAGACGGCGCGTGAGGTCCTTCGTCGCCTGTTCAATGCCTGACATCGAGACGCCCGCCAGTTCGCCCGCCCGCTCGAGGGTCTGGATCGAGGCGATTGTGGTCCCGAGAGACTGAGCCAGCTTGGCCTGCGCATCGACGGTTTGAAGCCCCGAGCGGACCATCGCCACGCCAGCAGCAGCGGCGGCGGCCACGGCGGCAGCGGCAGCGATCGCGACACGTCGGGAAAACGCCGCGAGCCGGGTGTTGGCCGCTTCCATTTCCCGGCTGAGCCGTCCGAACCCGCGCGCGCCGGCTTCACCCACCCCCTCCAGTTCGGCGCGCACCTGTCGGCCGCCAACCGCAGCAAGGCGAACAGAAACGCGCTTCTCAGCCATTGGAATGATCCATCTGTTCGTTGAGTTTGGTGACCATCACCGCCTCGACGACGGGCAGCAGTTCGGCCATAGTCAGAGGCGGGATGCCGAGGGCTTCACCGAGTGCCAGTGCCGCCGACATGTCCCATCCGATCACCGCGCCCGGCAGCACGCGGAGCTGGCCGCCGAGACGACCGACCAGGTCCCAGACCTGCCAGCCTTCAAAGGTGGTGGGTCGGTTCAGCCGCGCCGGGCAGGTTTCGCAGGTCGCTTGGCACGCGTCGCAGTAGCGCTCGCCCCCGCCGAAGGACCATTCGGCGAGAGCGCGGAGACGTTTTTTTCCTGTTCCAGCAGCAGACCTTTGGAAACGTAGGTTAGCTGGAAGGCTTCGAAGATCGGCCAGACATCGAGCAGCGCGTCGATAGCCTCGGGGCTGGGGACGATCACGTTGCCATCGGCGTCGCCAATGCCCTCCCAAGTGAGAACTGCCCGGCGCGCCAGCG